TGGTGGCTGGCGACTATCTGGTTCAAATTAGTTCAAAGCTTATAAGTAAATGGGCAAATACTGCTGACGATACCAAAGTTGAATACTTCATCGCAGTGGATAAGGCATCAACATTCAATGGATAAAAATATGGATAAAGAAACAGAACAAGTGAAAGAAGAAACATCCACCGTGAAGGATGGATGGGAACCAAAGGACCAAAAGGCAAGTATCTCTTTGAGTGATATTGCTTTCACCGTTGAAGTTCTTAAAGCAGCATCCCGGCGTGGTGCATTTGAACTCAATGAGTTGAAAAACGTAGGAACCCTTGGTGAACGTCTGCAAGCATTTTTGGAGGAGAATGCTCCAAAGACTGAGGCAACCACTGAAGAAGAGGTAGAGGAGCAAGCAAAACAAGGAGAAGAAGTCACCGCTGAAGGTGCTGACTGATATGGGATGGTGATGGTGGTAGCCTTACTAGTCTCTTGACTAGCCACCAACCTTTTTGATATAATACTACAATATGAAAGAATTCCTCTGGGTCGAAAAGTATCGCCCACAAATCATTGAAGACATCATTCTTCCCGCCGATATCCTGAACACCTTCAAGGGGTTTGTTAGTTCAGGTGAACTTCCGAACATGCTCTTTTCTGGGACTGCTGGTCTTGGGAAGACTACTGTCGCCAAGGCACTCTGTAATGAGTTGAATCTTGAATACCTTCTAGTGAACTGCTCTGAAGAGAGTGGCATTGATACGCTCCGCAACAAGATCAAAAATTTTGCATCAAGCATGTCTCTGACTGGTGGGTATCGTGTTGTGATTCTGGATGAAGCAGATTACCTAAATGCAAACTCAACTCAACCCGCCCTTCGTGCTTTCATTGAAGAGTTTAGCGCAAACTGTCGATTCATTCTGACTTGTAACTTCAAGAACAGAATCATTGAGCCACTACACTCCCGGTGTTCGGGTTTTGACTTCAACTTCAAGAAAAGCGAGCTACAAAAGCTTTGTGCCACTTTCCTTCGGCGACTCGAAGATATCCTCAAGAAAGAGGGAGTTGAGTATGACACCAAGGTTCTAGTTGACCTGATCATGAAACACGCTCCTGACTGGCGTCGTGTTCTGAATGAGTGTCAACGGCACAGCACCACAGGTAAGATTACCCCAGACGTTCTTATCTCGGTATCCGATGAGTCTATTCATGAGATGATGGGCATGCTGCGCGAGAAGAAGTTTGGCGACATCCGCAAGTGGGTGGCGAACAATAACGTGCTTGATGGCACCGTTACATTCAGAGCTTTGTATGACAATCTAAGTCAATATATGACCACAGAATCAGTTGCTGAATCTATTCTAATCATCGCTGATTACAGCTACAAGTCAGCTTTTGTGGCTGATAAAGAAATCAATTTGATGGCATGCCTGACTGAATTGATGGTAAAGGTGAAGTGGAAATGAATCCATTTGAATTTGTAAACAGCATCAACTCAGCAAGCAAGAAGAGTCTCTTCGATGGATTCAATGCGCTTGAAGATGAACTTGATCCTGACTCACCATCAAAGTCTTACTCAGCCTTTTTGGTAAACCGTTCTCTTTCGAACTTCATGGATACTGTTTTCTTTGCTAATGAGATGAATCAACATCATCACTTGCCGCCGAAGATGCAGTATGACTTTTTGAAGAGCAGCGTTAAACCAAGAAAGCGTTTTGCTAAGTTCGCCAAAGCGATTGCCGATGATCACACTGTTGAGTGTTTCATGAAGCGATACTCATACTCTTCTCAGAGAGCTCGCGAGGCAATTTCTGTTCTGACTAAAGAACAAATCAAAGATGTCGTTAGTTCTATGTCTCAAGGAGGCAAATAGTATAAATAGAAATACATGGTGAATAACGACGAAGAAGTTATGAAATGGACTCCAGCAGATATGCTGGAAGTATCGCTTGGTGATCCTGATGACTTTCTCAAGATACGAGAGACACTTACTCGTATTGGGGTTGCCTCAAGGAAAGAAGAAAACACTCTGTATCAGAGTTGTCATATTCTTCACAAACAAGGGAGATACTTCATTGTGCATTTCAAGGAACTGTTTATGCTCGATGGCAAACCATCCAACTTCACGAAGGATGACTTTGCTCGTCGTAACACCATTGCTGTATTGCTTTCTGATTGGGGTCTGCTTGAAATCAAAGAGAGACCAACAGAGACAACTACACTGAGACAGATTAAGATCATTCCTCACCGAGATAAGAAGGTGTGGAATCTACAAGCCAAATACACAATTGGCAATGTAAAGAAAAGCTAAATAAATTTGCTGCCCGAATGGGAGCGAACTTCTGATGCCCAATGATGGGGTCAGTCGTAATACAATAACCTTGTCGAAAGAAAGGTAAACAAATGACCGTATCTAAGTATTCATCGTATCCGTCTAACTGGATTGGTTTTGAAGAACTCTTCAATTCACTCTCCTACTCTCAGTCCAGAGACGAATCCACTTCATTCCCTCCATATAACGTCATAAATATTGATGACGACAATTCTGCCATTGAATTGGCAGTTGCTGGTTTCGGACCAGAGGATTTGGATGTTGAGTGGAAAGACAATACACTGACCATTACTGGTGATAAGAAAGAGAAGGATGATCGCAAATATCAAACGAAAGGCATTGCTGCACGTAAGTTCACTAAGTGCTTTCGTTTGGGTGAGCACATTACTCCTACTGGTTCTTATTACAAGAATGGTATTGTTGGTGTTGAGCTTCAGCGTATCGTTCCTGAAGCCGAAAAGCCGAAGAAGTTGAACATTCGTTCTTAATTCAAATTGAGGCAATAGCGGCAGGGATCACTACTTGTCTTCCCTGCCGCTTTAGTATATAATGTATGCTCATGACCGGGTTTTACACTTCCATTTGCAAATACGGAAACAAGATCCTCTACCGAGGATACGACAATCAAGGAAAGCGAGTTGAGGAAAGGGTTTCGTTCAAGCCCACACTCTACCTTGAATCCAAAAACTCCTCACCCTCTCAATGGCAATCCCTTGCTGGTTCCTCGCTTGAGCCTATGAAGTTCAACACCATGCGTGAGGCGGGTGAGTTTATCAAATTGTATGAGGGTGTCGATGGATATACCATTCATGGTAATGACAGACACATTCCAGCATTCATTCAGTCGAGGTTTCCCGGCAAGATTGAGTTTGAACCAAGGAACGTCGATGTTGTTTACATTGACATTGAGACTGCATATGATGATGGGTTTCCTCATCCGCATATCGCCAATCAAGAGATCCTCACTATCGCCTTGAAGTCGAGTCGAGAAGACATCTATCGCATCTGGGGTTTTGGTAAGAGCTACAACCCACATCAAACCACCACTGGGCTTCAGATCGAATACTACGAATACCCCGATGAAGTCTCTATGCTCCAGTCTTTCCTTGCTTGGTGGTCAAACAAGGATCACACACCAGACATTATTACTGGGTGGAACACTCGGTTCTTTGATATCCCTTACATTGTAAATCGCATTGTAAACGTCTTAGGGGCAAAAGAGGCAAAGAAGCTCTCGCCATGGGGGTTGTATGATGCTAAGACTATCAAGATGATGGGCAAGGAACAACTTGCCTTTGAGATCAAGGGTATCGAACAGTTGGACTACCTAGACCTGTTCAAGAAGTTCGGTTACAAGTATGGCAATCAAGAATCATACAAGCTTGATCACATTGCTAATGTTGTGCTTGGCACAAAGAAGGTAGACTACACTGACTTGGGGTCACTCAAGAAACTCTATGAGCAGGACTATCAGCGTTTCGTTGACTACAATATCGTGGACGTTGAGTTGATTGAGAAGATGGAAGACAAGGTTGGTCTTATCAATCTGGTTCTGACGATGGCATACCTTGGTGGCGTAAACTATAGCGACACACTTGGGACCGTGGGTATCTGGGACTCTATCATCTTTCGCAGATTGGCGCAACAGAAGGTCGCAATTCCTCCAAGCAAGAAGCATCATCGGACGGGATTCACTGGTGGGTATGTCAAGGAACCTCATGTTGGTCTTCATGATTGGGTGATGTCCTTTGACTTGAACTCTCTGTATCCCAACATCATCATTCAATGCAATATGTCACCAGAGACTTTGATACCGCATACTCGTATCGATGGATTGAATCCTGACAAGGTGCTTGAGGCAGATAGTTGCCTTACTGAAGATGATGTTTCTGTTGCTGCAAATGGTTCATGCTATCGTAAGGACAAGCAGGGTATCATTCCTGAGATCATTCAGGAGTTGTATGACAAGCGTGTCATGATCAAACAGCAAATGCTCAAGGCACAACAACGCATGGAGCAAGAGGGGTCAAGCCCATCGATTGAAAGAGAGATTGCTCGTTGTGAGACTGAGCAGATGGCAGTGAAGATTCTACTCAACTCCTTGTATGGCGCAATGGGCAACATATGGTTTCGATACTTTGACTTGCGTATTGCTGAAGGCGTGACTCTGACAGGTCAGTCTGTGATTCGGTATGCAGAGAAAGAACTGAATGCATACCTTAACAAAGCACTTGGTGAGGACAAAGACCGAGTGGTTGCGATTGACACTGACTCTGTTTATGTGAATGTCAACGATGTTATTCAAAAAGCAAAACCAAAAGACCCGGTTGCGTTCCTTGATGAACTTGGTTCAACTGCAATCGAGCCTGTTCTGAAGAAAGCGTTTGAGCGTTTTGCAGTGACCATGAACTCATACAAGAATCGTATGGTCATGGCACGGGAAGTGATTGCTGACCGTGGTATCTGGACTGCCAAGAAACGATACATCCTGAATGTTCACAACAGTGAGGGTGTTCAGTATGCAAAACCAAAACTGAAGATCATGGGCATCGAGGCAGTCAAGTCTTCAACACCTCAAGTCTGCCGGGAAGCGATGAAGGAGATGTTTAAGATTATCCTTACCACCGATGAGGAAACGACACAAGCAGCAATCGCTGACTTCAAGAAAGCCTTTCGTGAGATCCCGGTCGAGAAGATCGCCTTTCCCCGTGGCGTGTCAAACGTGACCAACTATCAAGACAACCTTAATATCTACGACAAGGGGACTCCAATGCACGTTCGAGCGTCACTTCTCTACAATCACCACCTGAAGAAAAACGGTCTTCAGAATCGGTTTGAGTCTATTCGTAACGGAGACAAGATGAAGTATGTCTACTTGCATATCCCAAACCCTATTCGCGAAAATGTCATTGCGTTCAACTCAGTTCTGCCTGAAGAGTTTGGGTTGGAGAAATACATCAATCATGACCTACAGTTTGAGAAAGCATTTCTTGAGCCACTGAAGTTCGTTCTTGATGCGATTGGCTGGGCACCGGAGAAGATTGTAACTCTTGAAGATTTCTTTGTTTGAGGTATAATAGAGGAATGACTTCGCTAACACTCTTTCAGGGTATCTTTGATAACAAGACTCATCGAAAGATGTCTTTCGATTCCTTCGAAGGCTTTGAGAAATTGTTGTATTCCCTTAGCGAGCAGCCAGGTTACAAGCCCAAAAGAGGAGACAGAAAAAGAGGATCGGCGTTAATCAGCCCTGCCTCATACAAGGAAGGGACAACTCGAGCAAACGACAATGTGGTTTCATGGAATGGTTGGGCAGCACTTGATGTTGATGAGTATGAGGGTTCTTTTGATGATGCACTGGTGGTCTTCTCAGACTACTATTATGTGTGCTACTCAACTGCTTCGTCTACCGAAGATCACCCAAAGTTTCGTGTTGTCCTTCCTTTCAATGGCGTGGTGCTTGCTGATAAACTACGTCACTTTTGGCATGCTATGAACACTGAGTTTGCGACAATGGGCGATAAGCAAACCAAAGATGTCAGTCGAATGTATTACGTTCCTGCCCGATACCCCGGTGCTCACAATTTCATCTTCACGCACAAAGGCGAATACTTGAATCCATTTGCTTTTATGCGAAAGCATCCTTTCGTAAACACTCAGCCACAGACACTTGTTCATGGGTTGCCTGAGGATATGCAAAGAAAGGTCATGCAATCTAAACTGGGAACACTTACGAACAGAGAATACAGTTGGGTTGGTTGGCAAGATTGCCCGTTTATCAACAGAGAATTAGTCGAACAATACTTTTTGATCTCCGGCACTGGTTGGTATCGACACATGTATCGGATAATGACCAGCATCGCAAGTAAAGCTATTCGCAGAGGTTATCCCATAACTTGTTATGAAATCGCCGCCTTGTGCCGAGAGATAGACAACCAATCGGGTGCATGGTATAAGAACAGACCTATGGAAGCAGAAGCAGACAGAGCAATACAACACGTTTTATGTGCGCAGTAATCGGAATACAAATGAAACAGGCAGACGTTGGGTTGATTCAAAGGATCTTCCAACAGTCTATGATTCGCGGAAAACACGCAACAGGAATCAGTTATGTGGTTGATGGTGTATTGAAAACATTCAAGGAAAGCGTTCCGTCAGAAGAGTTTCTTGATACGTTTGACCTTAATCGGGTGATTGATTCTGATGGAAGCGTTTCTCTTATTGGTCACATTCGATACTCAACATCAGACCTAAGATACAATCAACCATTTAGCAATGGACAAATCTCCATAGTTCACAATGGCGTCATATCTCAGGAACCACCAGACAAATGGTGTTACAAGACTGAAACCAAAAATGACAGCGAGCTTATTCTTCGTGCGCTTGAGAACGATAAGAACCCACTCACTTTCTTTCGCCCTAGTAGTATGGCAGTGATTGAACTTCATGCGTCTAAAATGATTTGGGCATATCGTAATGAGGCAAGACCTCTTTGGAAAACAGTGTTCAATGACAGTGATGTTGTTTTTACCTCAACCAAAGATATCGCTCTTCGAGCTGGTTTGGTTAATCCCCAGAAGTGCGAAATGTTTCGTCAATATAGCGCACAAAGAACCATAATGGACATGCACAGAGACTTTATTGAAGAGAATCAAATAAAGGACTTGCAGCGATGATAGAAAGAATTAAAAACACCGAGGATATTATCAATGAGTCTTCGCCGGGAAAGAACACCAAGTTTCTTTCTGCTGCTCATAGCCTCTGGTATCGCTTCAAGAATTATGATAAGCACCCTCCCTTTGCACTAAAGGATAACGGAGAAGTCGTCGCCCTTGTATTTGCCACATACAGCCAAAGGTCGAAGTATATTAACCTTTATGAGATAGTCACAATCGAAGGCAAAGAAGGCAATGGATATGCAAGTCGCATATGGGAGGAAGTCATGGCTGATGCATACAACTCGGGTATGAGAAGATTGAAGTTATCATGTACTCCAACTTCTGTGACATGGCATAATCGAAACGGTCTTGTGTTCTGGGCAGTGGATCGTTCTGGCTCATTGCGCAGCGACCAGCCACTTTTCCCAACCCGCAAGGAACAACTTGAGTTTCGAGAGAAAGCTATAGCGTCTCCGAAACTTGCCGTTCCAGACGCCAAGGTTGTGTGTCAATTTTTAAATGAATCCCTTGAGTCTCATGGATTTGGCGTCAAGAAAACAGAGAAGGTTCTTGGGGCAATCAAGGCTGTTGGTGATTCATGGCTCAGAAATTCTCTTGAAAGTATCGCAGAACCAGTTACAATAGATGCGTTTCTATGATGGATTACAGACTTAAAGAAAACAGAGAAGAAGCATTCATCAATTGGTTTGGTTGGTCCCTTGAGTTAGATGATTGCGACTCTGCTCTCTACATGACCAACTATTTCTTTGATCGGTTTGAATACAATCTTGAGCAAAAGTATTGGTTGGTTTGGTTGTATGGGACAACGTATCACTTCCCCACAGCTTACCTCATCTGGAATGAATTTCCTGATATGGAGTTGGTAGGTGTTGAACGTCTTCGTGAGTGGAACAACGAAAACTACAGTCGGTTGCGCTATCAAACGGACACCAAATGGAACAAGGGGCATTTGGCTGATCAGTTTGAGTCTTACAAGGAATGGGTTGGCGATAAGACGCAACACGAAAGGTTTTCTGAGCATTTGACTGATGATGCAAATCAAACCTTTCAGAACCTGTGGGAGCAGGTCAATGGTTGGCACAAGTTCGGACGTTACACTTCATGGTTCTACCTTCAGACTCTAAAGCAATGCGCCAAGGTGAATCTGGATGTTGACAATCTTTGGTTGCATGACTACTCAGGAAGCCGTTCTCATCGCAATGGTCTTTGCTATGCTGTTGGTGAAGACGAGTGGGTCAATCAGAGACTAAACAAGGACCAACTTTCTATGTTGAATTCAAGGGCAGCAGAGATGCTGGCTGAAGTGAGGAAGAGATTTCCTAATGTAGCAGACAAGGCAGATTATTTTGCCATGGAAACATGTCTGTGTTCGTTCAAGAAGTTGTTTCGAGTTCGCAATGGTCGCTACCTTGGATACTACATTGACCGACAGGCTGAAGAGATTCAGAAGGTTGAGGGAGACAATTGGTTTGGTATTGATTGGCAACCTTTGTGGGACGCAAGGAGAGAAACTCTACGAGAAGAATACTTGACAAATTGTGTGAATAAAGGTAAGATGTCTCTCTTCCTTGATAGTGGGAAGATTGATCATAGAGGCACCTTCTCGAATGAGATAAATGATATTGGGTTGGATAAGTTCATAGTTTAGTAGAATATAACAGATATGGAAATAATCGAAAAAAACGGTCGGAAGTGGAAGAAGTTCAAAGGCGATGAGGGTCAAGATGTCTATATTGCCCAATTTGTGGTTAATGAAGATGACCTTCTTGGTAAGTTGGTTGATGAGGGATCATACGATATTCTTGTTGATAGCGATGCTGATTTCTACTTGCCAAAGAATGGCTTCGATGCCGGAGATGAGCTAGGTGAAGATTGCGTTGCCTTTAAGTTTCGCAAAGGCACGTTCACGCCGGAAGAACAGCTTGGCGCTTTCGATGGTCTGTATGAAGCTGCTGTTGAATCCAATAACCGTGGGCATGCAGCTGGTCCCAGAGGTGACAAGGACGGGAATAGAGATTGGGTGACTCCTTATCAGCAAGATATTCTTGCTCACTTTGAACAAGGTCAACCACAGTCTATCGATGGCGATGATCCTCTTGATAACATCTTTCAACAGCACCAAAACAAAAAGTATGAGACTCGCGGTGAGGTGTGGTTGCGCTCTCGAGTTGAGAAAGAGTTTGGGACATACGAAGGTTTCTTCCCGTTGGCTCTTGAGAAGATGATTGGTATGTCTATTGATGATGCTAAAGCATACTCGAAGAAGCTGAGAAAAGAGTTTGTTTCTGCTACCAGTTACGCTACTCCAATCTGGTCTGGCATTGCTGGTTTCTATGGTCGGTATCCTCGGATTCCTTATGGTCGCGCAACAGCTTACACCGATCATAACCGAGAGCAGTTTGATAAGTGCTACCCCTTTGCCCGCAAACTTGAAGCTGAGTTCAAGCGATTGCTTCCTGAAAGATGGGCAAAACAGAAAGAGTTTGCTGATCGTCTTGACAATCGCTTTCTAATCGGAGAAGACACCACATTCACTACAATTACTGTTAACACCACAAGCAAGGATCGCAATGCTCGCATGGCTTGTCATCGTGATGCCGGTTCTTTGAATGCTGGGTATTCCAACCTCACAGTTGTGACCAAGGACGGTAAAGATTGGAAAGGTGGTTATCTGGTAACACCAGAAGTTCGTGCAGCAATCAACATTCGACCGGGAGATCTACTGCTGATTGATAACATGAGAATCATTCATGGTAATACTCCGATCTCTGCGCCTGATTCTGGTGATGAAGACATGTTGCGTATGTCGTTGGTCTTCTATTTTCGTGAAGATATGGACAAGCTTGGCTCATGGGAATACGAAGCACTTCGTAAGCAATACGTTGATGATCGCCGCAAGAATGAGGAACATCCTCTCTGGAAACCATTTTGGAATGGAGTTTCTCCTTCAATGTGGGATGAGGGTGAATGGTATGATTATCTTGCTGACCGAGGTGGCGAGGATATGCTCAAACAATATCACCCCGAAGCTCGCCAACAAGTAAGCACACTTGACGATTTCTTCGCATGAAGGTTGTTTATCTCATTGGACTTCCCGGCTCCGGCAAGTCTACGGTCATGAAGGAATTCATGAGTCGTTTCGAGGGGTGGACCTCGGATCGACCTGTCAATCTCCTTGACACTCATATATCAGGCAACATTCGTGTGCTTGGTAAGTATGAAGAGGGCGAGACTTTCAGTGGAACCGATCGCTTGTCCATGGCGGTTTGCCCTGAAGCAGTCAAGTTCGTTTCTGGGAAACCGAATGAAGTGATCGTGGGAGAAGGAGATCGTCTAAACAACAAGACTTTCTTTTCCTCCTGCGGTGATGATCTGACCATCCTCCACCTGACGGTCTC